TATAGAATATTAAACGCCTGTTCATTAGGTTGTTCAAACATAAACTTTACCATGTTCTGATAAGGAACTTGGAATAGTGCTGTTTTATCTTCTTCATCGCCTGGCAAGAAACCAATTTCACGAGTTGGTACTGCACTACGAACAATATATACACAATCGTATTTTGATTCATTTCTCAATACCTCTTGTAGTGCAAGATACAGTGTAATAAAAGTTTTACCAGTACCAGCAGCACCATACAAGAAAAGGTTCTTTCCAGCCTTGTAATCAGCAAATGCTTTCTTTTGATTTTCTGTTACTGCACTAACAGAAACCATATTATCAATGCGAATATCTTTTGCCTTTGCCATTATTCTTTACTCCATTTTTTTCGATGCTTTGCAACTACAGCATCAGTCTTTGCTTGTTTAATAGTTTTCTTACCATACCTATCTGCGAGTGGACTGTTGGGATGTGCCTCTGCGGCTTTGGCGAATACTTCATCTAAACCACCACCTGGCTTTACACCACCACTACCCAATCCACCAACAATTGCTGGTGCAGTAATAACTCTTTCTAAACTAGGATTATCTTCTTTGAACTTATCTAGTTCTTTCCAACTCATGTGATGAGTTTCAATTTCACCAGTGTTCACATTCCTAAAATCATAATTTGGCATTATCTACATTCTCAGTTAATTCTTTGATCCTATTTAGTAGTGCATAATAAGATGCAGTCATCTCTTTCAAATCGTGTTTTAGTGCTTCGTTTTCTGTTGTCAAAGTTGCAACCTTTGCCCTAAGTTCAGGCAGTTCGTAATCCCACTTGCTCATACCAATTCGGTGCTCCTCTTTTAGTCCATTTCGCCAAATGTTGCTTGTACTTTATATAGTAATTTCGATAAGCCATAACTGAACATTTATCTTTTACATCATCAGGCATTGCTGGAGTTGGTTGTGTAAATTCTCCCTCTGAAATATTCTTAGGGGGCAATGCAAGTGCCTCATGCAATTTACGATAACTCTCATGTGGTACATCTTTATTGTAACGATACATAAACTCATCGTTTAGATGTGTCCACAATTCATAGAGGTATTCATAGTTCGCTCTTGATTGGCGAACCCAAATACCACTAGGATGATTTACATGGGAGGCCTTATATAGAACTTGTTCAAGATTAGAGTTCAGTTTCCATCGTTTAATCTTACGTCCATTTGCAGTCTTACCATAATACTCTTCTCCATCCAATACACGATGTGCAGTAGACATAAGTTGAGCATATTCAATAATCATTTTACTTGCATGACTATCAACGTGCATCTTTGCACACTCATCGACATAGTTACTCAAATAAAATATGTTCATCGTTCCCACCTATAAAAGATATGATCTTCAATTTCAATAGTTTTAGTTTTCGTCTTTGCCCAGGCTGGTTCTACATAATCTGCGTGATAATGTGTTGCACCATCTGTTACATCCAATAGTGTTATTGTACCATTAACTAGTCCAGATGTAAAGAGAAAAATATTATCAAATGTTTCCATATCATTAATACGATCTGATTTACCATCACAATACCAACTGAACTGGCATCTGTGTTTAATAGGAATCATAACCGTCTGATCCTTCCAACTTGGTCTTGATGGGCCTTCTTTGACAACCTCACAAACCGTATTAGGAAAACGTGGATCTGATACACGATTAAGTGTTACAGACATAACTGCCATCTGTCCAACTTTGGGTTGATTTCGTGCCTCGTGATATACATTCTCTGCGAGACAGTATGCCTCATCAGCCAGAAAGGAGTCAACAGAACTGTCTGTTGCTCCCTGTACTGGTGATGTTGCAACTATTAACGAAAAAATCAGTTCATTCAACATTATTGTGTTAATACCTTCATGTTGTTTTCTGATTCGATGGCATCACTTTCTTTCTGTTCTGTAACAGAATTATCAAGTTCTTCCCATGCTTTGGTAGAGCGTATCTTCGACAAGAGCATTCTATCCTTACGCAGGCGATTCAAGATAATCTTGTTTGCCTCTTTATCAGAATACTCCAGCAAAACATAAGCACGATATTTGGGGCCATTAGAAACAATCTCTGTCTCTGACACCTTGTATCCAGCAACATCAACATCTGCAATGATGTTCTTTGTTGCCCGTTCTACTTCTGATAGAACTGAACTACCAATTTCCTCATTACCAATCTTTGCAACGAAAGATTTGGTCTGAGAACGAACACGACCATTGATTCGGTCGGCAAGTGTAGTCTTTGCATTCAATACTGCAAGATCAATAGACAACTGTAAATCTGCTGTTGCCGCTGTTCCTGTAGAATAGATTGCAGTTTCGCTCTCTGGCATCTTCTTGAACCAATCAGGCATAACCTCAATCTGTTCATTCACTACCTTAGATTTGTAGACATATGTACTCGTATCTACAATAGAGTTTGGTGGAACTGTCATTGCAGTCTCCACTACCTTATTGGAACTACAAGCACCAAGCATTGCAACAGCTCCAAGTAACATGACTTTTTTCATAATTAAACCCCTTCCAGTAAGTCTACTAAGTCATCACGAATGCCAGACTCTACAAATATATCAGAGAGTACTGACCCTATCTGTGGGTAATATGTTATCAAAACAACACCCAACACAATTCCAATTATAATTTTACCCATTAGTAACAGTCCGTTCCACCAGTTCTCCAATTTGAGTAGCACTTACCTGGCTCTTTGTATCCGTTAAATCCAATCGTAAATCCTCCGATTGAAATTGTATTTCCATTTGGTATATACTGTACCACACTATTGGGTGTGCTGTCAACAACTTCTGAAGAAATAATTCTTTCAGTTACTACTGGTTCGCCAGTAATTACTACTGGACTCTCAGTAATGTTTACTTCTGGCTGTGGAGCAGCAACGTGTACTGGCATCTCATCTTTAGTCGAACAATTCATATTTGTCTTTGCAGTTAGAACCTCTGGTGACACTTCTGAAATAATAGACTTCTTAGCATTTACTGTGGCGTTATCACAAGCATCGTTCTCAGTCATATCAGGCCCAAAGATGTAATCCCCCTCAGTAGAGTAGGTCTGTCCATTAATAGTAACATCCATAGACATTACACACTTACGAGTGTTTTCAACGTAAGGAAACACATCACGCTTGACGTTTTCTGTCTTTTCGATTTGGTGTGTCCAATTCGTTTGAACGTCCTTCACATAATCACATGGCGTATCGGCAACTGCATAGTTACAACTTGCAAGTCCTATTACACCAACTGTTCCAATAACAAATTTATTTACCATTTAACCAATCTCCTAACACCTCAACTGGGCATCTATCTTGATATTTGCACATTTGATATATTTGAGTGGAAGTTTCTATTGCACTACATCCACTCAATGTTATTATAACAACTACACTAAAAAGGAATCGTGTCATCTGTCATCTCAAAACCAACTAGATTCTGTGATACAGATTTGTTCCAATCCCAAGTAGCACCACACTCCTCTTGAGCATTCTCAATAACCTCACCGGCATAACTACCGAATGACCAACCAAACTTTTCGATGGCCTTCTCAATAATTACTTTTGGTGATTCCATTAACTCACCATCACTAGAATAGAAGTCATAAACAAAATCTTCTACATCCATCATCATACTTTTCACTGCACCCATTATATACTCCTCTGTTCAAAAAGGGTTTCCACTAAATTCTCTACCATTTCATCAATGATAGTATTTCCAGAAATTCCTGCCTTATCGACTGCATTCTGAAATTCACTAATAGTCATTGATTCTACCTCATCAAGAATAGACTCTTTGACTTGTTCATTCACTAGGTTACTCATACTGGTTCTCCATCAAGTGTTTTAAATCCCATTGGAGCGACTACATACTTTTCAGTGCCAACCAATATTTGATCACCAACTGAAGTAGACCTCAAACCGTATGTTTTTCCATCAACTACTGGAAGTTCTCCAACAACAGTAACTTTATCATTACTATCGCCAGGGCCTTTCAAAGACCAACTGTCCATGATATTTTGTGTCCACCTATATGCGAATTCCAACTTATCAATAGTTGTCTTTGCATCATTAGGTATCTCTACGAAAGCGACTGTGGATGGTTTGTCCTCAAACGCTGTGTGAATAACTGCAACTTGTTCCATATTCTCTCTCCTTATATAGCCATCTTTTGTGCAATGTAACCAAAGAAGTGCATTACATCACCATTCTTAAAATCAATCTCAACCAATCTGTTTTTTGTCATCTCTTGAGTTTTGGGATGAAACGCCTTGATTTGTTCAATAACTGCTTCCAAGGGAATCATATTCATTCCATAAACAGGGCCATTGTATTCAAAGGTATGATCCAAATCCAAACCCTTTTCTTCAACCAAAGTATCGATCCATTTTTCAAACTTCATAACTAACCTCTTTCTCTATTGTCTTTATAATATATCATAGTTATCATAACAAGTCAAGCACTTTTATAATATTTTTTGTATATTTCTGCTATTTTATTTAGCTCTGGATGTTTGTGTATCCACTGGCCGGTAGAAGGGTTGAATTCTGTCTTGAAGAAATTATCCATCTTTTCATTGCCTGTGGTTTCATTCACCTTTATTTCTTTACAAAGACTATCAAAATCTGCATCACTCATAATCGAATCATCTTCCATTTCGTATGCATATGCAGCGACTGATAATTTAATTCTATTTCTTATTTCTTGATTAATCATAAAATATCTGCATCCCAAACTAACTGAGCAAGTTTATCTTGCATTCTATAGGCCTCTCTCTCCCAAGGCAAATCATAGTAGTTAGTTCCTTCTGGAATCACTTTCTTTTTCCATTTTACACCATAACAATCCATCTCATTTCTGGCATACTGTTTTACATGAACCATTTCATGGCAAACTGTAGTGACAAAATCTTTAAGGGAAAGGTTGTTTGCAACATCAATTGTGAACTCACGATTTGTATCTTCTTGCATACACCAACCAACTGCATCACCAGTTAGTTTCTTGATGTTGACTGTAATCTCTAAAGTCCTCATACGAGGCATAAGAGTTTCAATCATTTGTAGAACAACAGTTTCAGCAACATCTCTTTGAAACTTCTTACCACCGTTGACTTCAATATAATTCATAAGAATCACTCCTCACTTTCTATAGCTAGTATACCA